ACCATGTGAGATCCATCAAACTGAATGTTATTATTTGATGATAAAGCACCAGTATCTGATACGAACATCATTGTGTTCGCTTGAAGGTTACCTACCGATAAACTGTCACCTGATAAACCACCTGATGTACTAAAGTCACCATCAACTGTAATACCACCAACGATTGTTAAATTTGTTCCGTCCCAGGCAAGGTTTGCTTGTCCTTCTAATCTTCCGCCTGCTGAAGTATATACAACAGAACCTGGTGCGATCGCAGAAACAGAAGCTGAACCAAATGTTGCTCCACCTGTTGAAAAGTCAAATACTATTTCATCGTTAGGGCCGTACTTTAAATTACCATCTTGGTCAATTTGTAATCTTTGAACACCGGCAGTAAAGAAGTCAAGATCATCAGTATCATCTCCTGGCCCAGTTTCAGCTCGGATGAATGTATCTTTATCAACGTCCTTTACACTACCTGCTAATTCAGACCAATTAGTACCATCATAACCTTCAAATCTACTATCTGAAGTATTATAACGAACCATACCTATAGCAGCGGTTGGTCGGTCTGCGGTTCCACCCACAGGTAGTGTAAGAGCGCCGGTTTCATCAATCGTTACGACACCTGAAGAACTCTTAAGTGTCGGAGTAAATATTCTACGCCATTCTTTAGTAGGCGTACCTAAACTATATGTATCTGATACATCAGGAATTAAGTCAGATGTAAAGTCAGCAACAACATTAATGGTATCAACTTGATTATCACCTAATGTTAAATTACCACCTATAGTAACATTACCTGTAATATCAGTGTCACCATCTACTGTAAATGTTGTTCCGTTAAATGTTAACTTATCACTATCAACAAGTTCTCCATCAACACCTGCGAATACAACTCTGCCTGATGTTAAATCAGTAACATTAACTGAACCTAATGTTGATTGCCCAGGTACTGAAAGTATATCTAAAAATACACCACCTGTTGCTGTAATGGAAACTCCATCAAAACTCAGATTAGCAGAATCAATTAATTCGCCGTTTGCGCCAGCGTACATGATTCGACCTTGAGTCAAATCTTGTATATTAACAGAGCCTAGTGTTGCTTGACCTGTACTTACATCTAAATCATCGAGGAATACGCCACCAGTAGCAACGATACTTGTACCGTTAAATGTAAGTCCTGCGTTGTCAATTAATTCGCCGTCAGCTCCTGCATATACAATACGACCGGGTGTTAAGTCTTCAACATTTAATGAACCAACCTCTGCTTGACCAGTAACATCAATTCCATTTAAGAATGCACCATTTTGCGCAATGAATTGATTTGATATAGTAAGGTCGGTAAGACCTTCAATAACTGATGTTGTTTCACCTAGAGTAAGTGAAGTTGTACCGAGAGTAAAATCGGCAGAAGATATGATTGTGGAATTGGCAGTAAAGTTTAATGGATTAAAACTTACATTTTCAAAATCTGTAATATGACCAAATGTATCAATTGAGATATTTTTAGGATACGATAAATTTGGATTTGTTGTGCTGACTGCGTTTGATGTATCAGCATGACCAATGACAACATTAGCGCCTTGGTCGTAAACTGTTTGTGATACTGTAATACCGACCGTGTTCGCGACGGAAACAACGTATTCACCAATAGTGTCAATTCCAAGGACAACACTATCCGGAACGATTTGTGGTTTTCGTTCTGCTGGAGCTACAATAGGAGTGGATTGACCCTGTTTCGGTACAGCCTTAATCGAGCGGCCGCCACCGATTTTGACCTTTATGCTCACGAAACCTCCGTAATAGTTTCGACTACGATTGCTAGACCTTCAACTATTTTGGTTCGTTCTCCTGTTTGTTTTTCCATTACAACATCATATTGATATTTCCCAGGTGCTAGTGAATCAGTTTGTTGGTCAGTAAGTACCAAGGTGATGTCATTGTTTGCGACTTCAATATTAAAGTTGACTGCTGCTGTGGACGAATATACTTTTCTTATGCTGCTATAGAAATTATAAACAGAAATAGTTGCGTCATCATATTCGACACCCTCGTCATTAAACAGGTTCAGCTCGGTCCTGAAGTCCATTCCTTTATCGATGTATATGTTAGCTCTTGATGCCATGGTGATGAAACCTTTTTTAAATTTTTCTATTATTACCTTATTTATAAGATATGGCTACTCAAATGAAAAAGGACATTGTATAAAAATGCCCTTTTTGTTAATCAATTTTGAAATGATCTAGAGCAAATTATACTCCATAATATATTATTTCTTCAGTTGTTCAATCTCAGCTTTAAGTTCTTTGATTGCTTCAATCAGAACAGCTGTAATATTTCCGTATGAGATTGATTTGTATTCTCCATCAATTACTACCTCAGGTAAGAATTCTTCAACTTCCTGTGCAATTAAACCAATTTCCTTTCTGTCATTGTCAATCTTATTATAAGTTACACCTCTCAAATTATCAACTACATCGAGGGCGTGTGTTATTGTTTTAATATTCTCTTTTAATCTTTCGTCAGAGTTTGTTGTGACATTACCTGTTGCTGTAAAATCACCTGTTCCTGTATCAAATGTAAACCTTGTGGTTGTACCTTCACGCATATATAAATCATGGGATGCGTCAAAGTCAATATACATTGCAGTTCCATTATCATAAAACTGAACATCTTCTCCTGTTCCAAAGTATGCCGAACCGCCGCCACCGTTTGAGCCGTCTTGGAATACAAGCTTACCAGATGAAACTGTGTTTGTAGCTGTTCCATCGAACGAACCACCACCGCCTGACGGCCATGTTGTAATTGTTGAACCGTTCAGTGTTACTGAACCGTCGATGTTCAAGTTCTCAAGAGTTAATTCATCATCATCCGCGATATAGAAGAAGTTTTGTTGACCGCCTGGGTTTGGAGATGTAGTTCCATATAAAGGTCTTGCACCTGAGCCACCTTGAACCATTGTGACAAACATTGCTGTACCTTGTAATCCAGTTGTATGGATTGAAGCAACATCTACAGAAGCAGCACTACCTGATGGACCCTGTGTACCCTGAATAGATATACCTATAGGTCCTTGAATACCCTGAAGACCTTGTAATCCAGAACCTGTAATACCTGAAATACCTTGTGGACCAAACGGACCTTGAGGACCTTGGAAACCATTTGCACCTTGAGCACCAGGAGAACCTGTTGTACCTTGAGCACCCGCTCCAGCAGGACCTTGTGGACCAAGAGGTCCTTGGTCACCTTCATCACCAGTTATTCCTTGTGGACCAGCAGGACCAGTTGAACCTTGAGCACCTTCACTTCCGGAAAGACCAGCTTCACCTTGTGGACCAGCAGGACCTTGAGCACCATCTGCACCAGCACCTACAGGACCCTGTATTCCATCTTCACCTTGAGTACCTTGTGGACCGATAATACCTTGAGTACCTTGACCACCGCCGTCACCAGACGGACCTTGGAAACCTTGTGGGCCAATAGGACCCTGTGCGCCTTGTTCTCCAGCTCCATCATTACCCTGAACACCTTGATAACCACTATAACCTTGAGTACCCTGAACACCTTCTCCACCCGGATCTCCTGGGCCACCTTGAATACCCTGAATACCTTGAGGTCCTTGAATACCTGGAGCACCTGTTCCTGGAGGTCCTTGAACACCTTGGAAACCTTGAACACCTTGTAAGCCTTGAGTACCAGGTGCGGATTGTCCTTGAATACCAATAAGTCCTTGAATACCTTGGAAACCAGTATCACCTTGAGCTCCTTGACCACCTGTCCCAGGAACACCTTGGAAACCTTGAGTACCTTGGAAACCAGCAGGACCCTGAATACCACTTCCATCAAATCCTTGAATACCTTGGAAACCATCAGTACCTTGTGGTCCTTGGAAACCTTGAGTACCTGCTCCTGTGATACCTGATATACCTTGAACACCTTGTAAACCTTGCGAACCAGTTCCATCAGCACCCTGAGGTCCTTGAATACCTTGAAGTCCTTGTGAACCGGAACCATCAGTACCTTGTATACCTTGAGGACCAGTAGGACCAGGCTGACCGTCTAAACCAGCAACACCTTGAGTACCTGCTCCGCCATCTGTACCTTGTGGTCCTTGTACACCTTGCGTACCTTGACCACCAATTCCTCCGGCACCTGCGATACCTTGAGCACCGTCATTACCTTGAATACCTTGAACACCCTGTGCTCCAGAACCGCCAGGTCCTTGGAAACCTAAGTCACCTTGAAGTCCGACAGCACCTTGGGGTCCCTGAGCCCCTATATTACCATCATTACCTTGTAGTCCTTGAGGACCTTGGGGACCTTGAATACCAGGACCGCCTGTAGCACCCTGAGCACCCGCGCCAGTTTGACCTTGTAAACCTTGTAAACCTTGAATACCTGTTGTGCCTTGAACACCCTGTGGACCAGTTGCACCTGTTGCACCTGCATCACCAGTTCTTGCGAATGTAATTGTAATATCTTCGCCGTCAGCGAATGTACCATTACCACTTACATAAGCACAAGTAACATTGAAATATCCACTTAACTCTGCAAGAGCCGATATTGAGAAAATTACAAATATCTCTGGTTGTGATTTCTTTGTAATTTTGAAATGACCTTTAAGAGGACTTGTAGAGTCATCAATCGTTCTTAAGAAAGGTTGAATATCAATAAAGTTATCATCTCTGTCATCAATGTACATTGATGTAGCTGAAGAATAAGTACCGTTATTTAATTTAATCCAACCGTTACCACCAGGATCGTTATTTAAAGTACTTGAGTCAAAAGTGTAATCAAATGTAATTCCACCAAATGAACCTTCAGCACCTTGTAAACCTAATGTACCTTGTAGTCCTTGAGGACCTTGTACACCAGCACCTACTAAACCTTGTAATCCTTGGAACCCTTGAAGACCTGTTGCTCCTTGAATACCAGCAGGACCTCTTGGAATAAATGTAATTAATGTAGCAGGACCGTGAACTGCGTTAACTTGTGTTTGCCAACTTGATACATTACCGTCAACATAGTTAACATCAAAGAAACCGTAATTCTTAGCACCAGAATCCCAAGTCCAATCTGTAATTTCATAAACCATCCAATGGTGACCAGCAGGGCCAGCACCATCATCATAATTACCTTCTTGTATTTTTAGATAACCTTTAACTGCACCTGGTTGCGCATCGATGAAATCTAAGAAAGCATCAATCTCTTGTGTATATTGGTCAGCAGGAATATCATCAAGTGTAATTAATGTAGCACTTGCTGGGTTAGCATTATTAAGTTTCCAATTATTTGTACCTGGGTCTGTACCTCCAACAATATTATTTGTGAAGTTCCATATCCATGTTAAGCCACCGTATTGACCTTGTTCACCTTGTAAACCTTGAAGACCTTGTAAACCAGTTGTACCTTGCGTACCTTGAATACCAGTAGTCCCTATAGGACCTTGTAATCCTTGTAGACCCTGTAAACCTTGAAGACCTTGTAATCCTTGAATACCTTGGGAACCTTGAATAGATTCGCCTTGTATACCCTGTAAACCTTGAAGACCTTGAATACCTGTCGTACCTTGCTGCCCTTGAACACCTTGAGTACCCTGTGGACCAAAGTCACCTTGAATACCCTGTGATCCTTGTAAACCTTGAATACCTTGTTGACCGTTAGGAATAAAGTTGATGATAGTTGTATTACCATAAGTAGGTACAACACCTGTCGTCCAACTTGAACCTGGGCTTGCGTCGGTTCCACCTAAATTAGAAGCAGCAACGAAAGTAATATCAAAATGACCCCAATCTGCTCCTGTACCTGTTGGTGACCAAGTCCAGTTTGTAAAGTTATAAATTAAGAATTCGTAATCATCTGAACTTGTATCTTTATATGTTCTTACAAAAATTTGACCTTTAGGTTGAGATGTTAAACCATCTAAGAAGTCAAATAAACCATCTACTCTTCTTCCTGTATTTGTAAGATCATCAATATAAAGTTTATCCGCTGATGTTACATCTGCGTTATTTAATAACCATTGATTTAATCCTGGGAACCCTTCAGTCGTTGAAGAATTATAATCCCAGTCAAATGTTAATCCACCACTGAAACCGATATATCCTTGAAGACCATCGTTACCTTGTAATCCCTGTAAACCTATTTCGCCTTGTAATCCTTGAACACCTTGTGGGCCTTGTAAACCTTGAAGACCCTGCGTTCCTTGAGGACCTTGTAAACCTTGAATACCTTGAGGACCTAAACTACCCTGAATACCTGTGAAGCCTTGAATACCATTAACACCTTGTATTCCTTGAGTACCTCTATCACCAACTCTTGTAAATGAAATGATACAAGCAGGACTTGCAGTTAAATCTGAAACGGTAGCGGTTGATGTGACATAGTTAATAAAGAGCGTATGCCAACCTGTGTTGTCTGTAATATTTGTTATTTCATATGTGATAAACTTTTGATTATCAGCAATGTTTGTAATTTGTATGAATCCTTTTACAGGTCCTGTGACCTCGTTAATAGAATCATATAGTGCTTCTATGTTTGCACCATTCTTGGCAATATTGTTTATGAATAAAGCTGATGCTGATGTTTCGTTTGCATTATTGATTTCAAAAGTATTTGCACCTGGGTTAGAAGCAACAACTCCAGTATCAAAATCAAACTCAAATGATACTCCGCCGTATGAACCACTAAATCCTTGAAGACCTACATCACCTTGAATACCTGTTGTGCCTTGAACACCTTGAGGTCCTGAACGTCCTTGTGTTCCTTGGAAACCTAAGTCACCTTGAATACCTGTCGTACCCTGAACACCTTGTGGACCACGTCTTCCTTGAATACCTTGGAAACCTAATAGACCTTGAACACCTTGGAAACCTTGAACTCCGCGTTCACCTTGGAAACCACGGAATCCTCTTTCACCCTGAATACCTTCATTACCTAATGTTCCTTGAACACCCTGAACACCTTGAACTCCTTGGAAACCTTGAACACCACGGAAGCCGCCAATATTAACCCAATTGGTGCCATCGTAAATCCATAGAGTATCATCAGATTGGTCAATTACACCTTCACCGATGTTTGCTGATGGGAATGCTGTATTTAAACTAGATTGGTCACCTGGTCCTACAATAGAACCAATGATTGTAAATCCTGGACCGTAATCACCTTGAACACCTTGGTTTCCTTGAAGACCCTGCGTTCCTTGCGTACCTTGTGGTCCTGTGCCGAGTGGCAGCCAAGCAGTACCGTCGGAGTATCTTAACTCCCCGTTATCAGCATAAATTACCGCTCCTTCAAAAGGTACTGGGTCAAGCTGAACCGGAAAAGTTTGAGGTACGCCGTGACCGACTACCTGCCCTTTTCCTGATAATGTTCCAAATCTGCTGGCCATCTAGTTTATTTCCTTAAAAATCAGTTTTATTAATAATATATTTATATGTATTAAACAACATCGTCTTCTTCTGATTGACCTAAAGTAAATGATAATGTACTATGTATTGCTAAATCAGCATCGGCTTTCGCCTCAAGTATATCACCTGACTTTAAAAACTGTCCATTCAGAGGAATTGGGATTGTGTCATATGCAGGTACTGGTAAATTACGAATAATGTAATAACTAACATTATCATCGTAACGATATACCTGTACATCGCATCTCACTGTCGATGCTGTCGTATTACATAATACTAAAGGTGAAATAACTTCACCCACACCTGGCTCAACAGTTGTAGACCCACCGAATACTAGTTCAGGAACTTCATAATTTGGTACGTTTATGAGTTCCTGCCAGTTAGTCGATAGGACAAGATTCTTGGCAACTGGTTTTGCGTCAGGTGCCTGAGAAGTTTGTATAGTTGTAATTGGCATTTTATTTTATTCCTATCTTATGTTAAACTACTGCCCTACTGTTCGAAGCACGTCTTGCGAGCTTTCTTACAGAGGAAGTAAATGGTCGGCCTTCAATACGACCTGTTCTACCGTTAATTCTTAGTCCTCTTGCGAAGTACTGGTTATTCAATTCATCAGCACCTGACCATCGGATTCTACCGCCATCTTCATTCAGTACCGAGGCAATCGCTGATATAGCAGCACCTAAGTTTCTGAAGTTTAGAGGTAATGCATTTCTGTTAACACCTGCTGAAGCACCGTTAAACTGGTGAGCAATGGATTCAACCAATGATCCGAATACCAATGTATTAGGTCTCAGGATATTATCCTTCAAGCAATCGTCAAATAATCCTTCAATCATCAGACTGTGGTCTGAGTCAGGAGATAAATTATTTACAATGTATGTTCTCATTCTGTCCCATGAGCCAACAAATGCATCTAATAGGTCAGTATTGTTTGCTCCTGCATTTACGAACTGAATACCATTCCAATAATATATATCACCGGCATAGTAATTAGTTGCATAATCAGTCGCAACAATATATGCCCATTTTGGTTTCATTCCTGTAAGACTTCCTAAATCAGCAACATCATTAACTGAACCTTTATACTTCAATCCTAATGTTGGATCCGAAGGATTAAATACTGGGAATACATGAGTTCCGTCGTAATTGAAGAATGAAGCGGTATATGTTCTTACTGCATTCTGATTACCGTTTGTTGTATAACTTGGAACAGGTACTTGAAGATCTTCATATTTGAAATCATTCTGAATAGCGGTTAACAAGTTTCTTGCATCACGTCTTGTTAGATTAATATCAATGAAGTCGTAAGCAGCATTTACAAATCTTACAGTATCTTTCTGTAATTGTTTTCTTCTTTGCTCAATAATATTTTGTGCATTTGTAAATACAGCATCACTGTATGTATAATCAGGCTCTTCCTTAACAGGTAAGTACTTGGTATCGTTATATAATTGTGTCTTATAGAAGATATTTGCTAACTTTTCAACTTTCAGACTTTCAACAGAAGTTCCTACTTCACCAATTGTTGTTTGTCCTTTATATTCACCTAATACGATATCTTTACAAATTCTACCTAATTGACGATATGCCTTCGCAGTAGGTATTCTTTGGTCTTCAGGTAAACGATATACTGAATTCCAGAAGTAGAAGTCCGCGTTCCAACGCGAAGCAGTATTACCACCGAAGTTCAAGTCGAAGCTGAATGCATCAAGTAAGTATCCTGTATCTCTTCTACATTTTGCTTTACTGTAATCAAGAACGTTGAAGTTTGTATTAATATGATTCGTTACATCAGAAGCAAGTTCTTCTGTATTATCAACAATAGTTTGAGCAGCAGTTGTTAATTCTGCAGGTACCCAAGAAGCTGTGAACTCAGGTCCAGGTAACTCATCTACATCGTTGGCTCTAATTACATCTTCAACATATTCAATTAACTTATGAACTCTATCACCTTCAGCAGTTGTTGCCGCAGTATGAGTAGTTGTATCTTGAGGCATTAATGTATATGTACTTGCGTTCGTTACGGCAACACCTTCAACAACTTGCTTAGCAGCATCACCTAAGAATTCATAAATGTCAGCAGTTGCTATTCTTGCATCTACAGGAAGTACTGATACTCCATTCTCGAAGTAAATTCCTGCTGATTGACGCATAGCAAAGTTTGTGTCATGTTGAACATCGTGCATAGCGGAATCAATTAAGTATCCGATATCTCTTCTACATTTTGCATCTCTGAAACTTAAACCGTTATGTGTTGTTGTAAGATAACTAATAACTGCTTCAGAATATACATCTGATTGACTTTCAACTAATTCCTTAGAAGTAATATAGTTAGCACCCATCCAAGTTTGGTCAACATCAATGCGATCTGGGATTGTATTTCTAACTTCAACATTATCATCAACCGCATTCGCAATAATTTCAACAAGTTTTCTTGCTGCGATAGAAGTATCAGGGTTTGCACCATGTACTGCCATATCTTGAGCTTCAACTGATTGATAAGAATGTATTCCGTTCCAATAATCGTATTGAGTTAAAATATCACCTGTGTAATATTTCTTAACTCTTGGGAATAAAGTTGTTGTAATAGATTTAGCACCTACGACATGTTCAATGATTTTTGCCATGTGTAAGAATGCATCTCTTGTTCCCATTCTTTGTTCAATTTGTAATCCAGTGTTAACAGCATTCTCAAAATACATTCCTGCAGTTTGAACTGTTGCTGCGTTTCCACCATATTGAATATCGTGTGCAACTGCATCGATGATATAACCTGTATCTCTTCGACATTTTGTTTCACTGTATGGAAGTATCTCAAAGTATGTAGCAAGATGTCCTAGAACACCAGATTGAACTGTTGGGATAACACCTTGTACTTGAGCAAATGCTGTTGAATTTACAGCGTTAAATGAAGTTGCATCAGGTAACTCTTGAGCAGGATTAAGTAAAGTAGTATTGTTCTCAATTGAACCTGCTACGATATCAAATAATCCTTCTACTGAAGCCGATATACCTGCTCCTGCACCACCTGCTGTCCTATCTTGTGTTTCACCGTTACCTGCAGATTTTAATCCACCGATGTCTTGGTCTAAACAAATTAACTCAGCACAATCACCTAAATGTTTAAATGCATCTGCTGTAGGTTGTCTTTGTTCTTCAGGTAATTGAATGACCGCATTCTCAAAGTATAGTTTTGCATCATTAAGAGTAGCAAAGTTTCCACCGAACTGAGCATCATGAGAAACAGCATCAATTAAGTATCCTGTATCTCTTTCACATTTAGCAACATCATAAGTTAATGATGGACGATTTGCTGCAAGCCATGCTGTCATTTCAGCAATAAGGAATGTTCTGTTATTTTGTAACTGAGACCTTGCATTAAGTCGGTTAAAGCTTGGTGCAACACTTGTATAGTCAATTGTATCAGCGGCTGCTCTACCATTTGTCATAACATCAATGATTTCAGCAAATGCTTCATTTACTTTTGTTTTCATTGTGCTGTCAGTGACAGCAGCAACTGCTAAACCTTGAGCATATTTAATTGCTGATACTGTTTCAGTTAACTGTTCGTTAATTACCGCATCAGCACCAACTGTTCCTATTCTATATGCAACACCGTTAAATACTGCATTATAGTTTGAACCAGTCAATACATCAACTGCTACAGCATCAAGAAGGAATCCGATATCTCTTTTACACTTATCACCGTCAAATACATAGTAACGATCTTTGAGATAACCTTGTACTTCTTCGATAATAAAGTCTCTGTTTCTTTGTAATTGTTTTCTTGCTAATGTTCTGTTAGGGTCAAACGAAGCCTTCGTTAATGTTGGCAGTTCATCTTTTTCAATATTTGTATCGTCAATCAGATTAGCAACAGTCGCAATTAAATCATGTACCGCAGTACCTGTTGTTGCATCAGCCGCAGTTCCATCGACATCCTGATATGGACCTTCACTAATTGAATCCGCAAGAGCAGATACAAATGTATGAGGATATTGACCAGAACCACCTGTTCCTACATTCATTGTAATTGTTGTCGCACCAGTATCAGTAAGTGTTATTGCTTTCTGATAATAAGGATGATGTGGTTGTGGTGAAGTATGGTTGGCAGCACCACTTCCCATATTACAACTAAATGTAATTCCGTTTGGTTTCAGATATATCGTATCACCTTTTACAAGATTGTGAGCACCGATAGTTGCCACGAAGACTCCAGTTGCCGGGTCATAAGTAGCAGTACTTGGAGTATAACTTGTATATGTTGAAGTATGAGCAACTTCTTTAACAATCTTTTCTGCCATATCAGCAAGATGATTAAATGCTTCTCTTGTTGGTTCACGCTGTTCGTAAGGCAATACATTGATTGCTTCTCTTAAACCTGAAACGTTAGCAGTATCATTATAATCAGATAATGTTCTAAATTGACCTTTTACTTCAACTGGTAAAACGTTAGTTGAACGTAACTGTTCGTAATCGGCTGACTCAGAATTGAATCGTTTGAAGTAATACTCAAATATTTCTAATGTATTTTCATTACCGCCGTATTCAATATCTCTTGATACTGCGTCAACGATAAGACCGATATCACGTTCACAAACTGCTTTACTGAATGGTAATCCGTTATGTTCATCTTTAAGATATTTAATAACACTTTCTTGAAGATTTTCTGTTAAACCATCAATTGCATTTACTGCAGCAATCATTGCGGTTTCAACTTCACCTTCGTTCAATGTAGGTAATGATTTTAAATCATCGTCTCTAATAATTTGCGTTGTGACATTAACACCGTTGCGTATTGCATTCGCAATTTCAATTCCTGCATCACTTGCGATAGCAGTAAATACTTCACCGTTTCCTGTTGTTGGAGTTACAGTTTCTTGCCTTGCTATTTTATAACAAACTTCTGCGAGGTGTTCCCATGTTTTAGCAGTAGGTAATTTTTGGTCTTCAGGTAATACACTGATTGCATTTTCGTAATACAATCTTGCGAAGTTAATCGCAGCTGCATTAGAACCAAATCTTACATCCCATACAATTGCATCTACAAGATAACCAGTATCTCTTTCACATTTAGCAACATTGTATGATACTGCTGGGAAGTTTTGAGCAATGTAAGCTGTAACTTCTTTTTGTAAGAATGTTCTGTTTGTAATTAAAGCGTTAGTTGCATCAACTCCATTAGGAACGGCTGCAGCAGAACCATAACCTAGAACATTAGCATTACCTGAACCATTTTGCATAATATCAATAATTTCATCAAACGCAGCGTTAGCTCTTGTTAATGCAGTTCCTGTGACATTTACATCAGCGGCAACTTTTGCTTTCATATAATTGATAGCAGCAACTGTTTCAGTTAACTGTTCTGTTATAACTTCGTTAGAACCTTTTGTTCCTATTTGATAACCTAGTCCTGTAAATACAGTATGATAATTAGAACCTGTAGCAACATCACGTCTTACAGCATCAAGAATATATCCTGTATCTCTTGAACATTTGTTTCCGTCAAATACAAAGTAATTTGATTCTAAGTAAGATGAAACTTCCTTAGCCAAGAATTCTTTGTTTTTCTGTAATTGTTCTCTTGCGTATTGACCTTGAGAATTGTAAGTAACTTTAGATACCGCATCCTTAATTACTGATACAAATGTATGAGCTCCACCTGAAGATGCAGCAAGTTGAACAGTAATATCATCACCAGCAACATTTGTGATTGCCATTGGAGTTCTGTAATTACTATCACCTTTTCTTGGATACGAATGTTCAGTTGCGTTACTATCTTGAGCACAAGTATAAGTAAATGAATACGGAGCAAACTCAATATAATCATTTGTTGTTAAATCATGACCTGGGATTGTAATTACACTGATTCCTGTGACAGGATCGTATGTAGCAGTTGTTGGAGTATAATGAGATACATAAGATGCTGGGTCAGTAAATACTAACGCATCAGAATCAATTGCACCTTGTGTTGCTCTAACAAATGTATGAGCACCTCCAGTACCTGTTCCAATGTTCATTGTAATTGTATCAGTAGTTACTGAATCCAATTTAACAGGTGTTCTGTATGCAGGATGGTGTGATTGAGGAGCAGCATGTTCAGTAACATTACCGTCTAAGTCGCATGTAAAGATAACCGAATTAGGTTTAATCATTACATAATCACCAGCTTCTAAATTGTGTTTTCCAATTGAAGCAACAAAGACTCCGGTCGCAGGATCGTATGTTGCGTCATAAGGTGTATATGTTGAAATATGTTTAGCAGTTTTAATATTTCCTGCTGTAGCAGATACGAATGTATGAACAGAAGTATCAGTTGAAGTACCTACATTAACAGTAAATGTTGTTGCTGTTGTTGCTGCGACTACAACTGGTTTCTTATAAGCAGGATGTTGTCTTTCACCTTTGATTGCGTTTGTGATAGCAGATACAAATGTATGTACTCCACCGCCGTTAGCAACTGCACCAACATTACATCCAATTACATTTCCTTCAACTGAAGTTAATTTAACTTTCTTGTCCCAGAAAGGATGATGTGGTTCAGGAGCAGAATGTTCAGTAACATTACCATCAAGTTCACAAGTAAATGTAATACCTCTTGGAGCAAATTCAATTTCATCTCCAACTTTTAATTTATGAGGTCCGATGTTAGCAGTAAATTCTCCAGTTTCAGGTACATAAGTAGCAGTACTTGGAGTAAAGCTTGTAATTGTTGTCGTTGGGTAAGTATGTTGTGTTGCATTACCATCAGTTGCACAAGTAAATGTCATACTGTCAGCTGCAATCATTACTTCGTCACCGACTTGTAAATCGTGAGCACCGATTGTAATTTCAGTTAATCCTGTCACTGGGTCATAATTAGCAGAAGATGTATCGTATGTTTTATTTGCACTATTTAAAATACTAATGATTTTATCGAATGCTTCATCTGAACGATGTTCTGATGCCTTATCAGAAATACCAATCACATGACTGATTGCATTTGTTAGGGCTGATACAAATGTATGATCGTTAGTACCGCCCGTTCCTACATAACATATAATAGTTGTAGGTGTAACTGAGTGAACAGGGCAAGGATGATTATAGAAAGGATGTCCTGGATTTGGAACTGCATCGTTTGTAGGTCCGCTTCCTGTATCACAACTAAATGTAATACCATCTTCAAGGAACCTTACATAATCACCTGGTTGTAAACTATGTCTACCAATAGTTGCCTCAAATCTTCCAGTTACTGGGTCGTAAGTAGCATCGGTCGGAGTAAATTGAGAACCAATCTCATCAGTATTTACTCTTGTTTTTAATTCGTTAATTGCTCCAGTTGTTTCTACCAACTGTTCGTTAATTACATTGTCTGCAAGAGTAGTACCTGAACGATAAGCAATACCTGTCTGATATGCATTATAGTTTGAACCTGTTAGGATGTCTCTTTCAACCGCAGGTAAAATATAATCTTGAATATCTCTACGGCACTTGTTAGAATCATATCTGAAATAGTTATTATCAATATATCCTAATACTAAGTCTTGTAAGAATTCTCTGTTTGCTTCGAGTTGTTTTCTTGCGTTTCTCTTATCAGCAGGAATAGACGATGAATCACTCCATGCAATTGCTGAACCAAGAACTGATACAGAATTAGGTAATGCTTCAACAAATTTGTGTACATCAACAATTGCTGACTTACCAACATTAACTGTAATCTTGGTTTCGTTTGCGCCAATAATTTCAACCGGAGTACCTGCAGCTGGGTCAGAAGCTCGAGGATATCCTGTTCTTGTTTTATAATTATCTCGGTCACAAGTAAATATGAGTCCACCAGTTTTTAGAAGTACATATCTTCCAACTGTTAATCCGTGGCCTGTGCCGAGTGTGATAACTGATTTCCCAGTTTCTGGGTCATAAGTAGCGGCAGTAGGTGTAAACTGTTTTCCTTTATTTTCAAGGATAGATAAGATTTCATCAAAAGCTGCATCGGTTTTCGCAGAAGCAGTATATGAATCTCCATCAAGTAATTCGTTTGTTTGGTCCTTTAATCTGCGATATGCTTCAACTGTTTCGTTGTTCTGATTTTCAATAACAGTTTTAGCTGCAGCCATGTAATAAGCACGACCTGCAGTGACAGCATTATAGTTTGTGTCAAATTGCATATCGTTTTTAACAGCAGGTAGAATATAGTCAGATACATCACGTCGACAAGCTTTACTATCGTAAGCATAGAATTCATCGTTGTTTTCTATCCAATCAATTAACTCTCCAGTAATAAACTCTCGGTTATCTTGTATGAGGTTTCTGGCAGCTGTTCGAGGTACTGAAGTATCTTGCCATATAATCGGGTTGATATTTTCTTCACCGTATTCAAGGACATTTAAAAGTTCCCCAAAGGATGCTTCAACACGTTCGTTAACTTTAGAATTACCCGTTACAAAGATTTCTTTTGTTCTATCTCTTAGGTATTCTAATGCACCTTTTGTTTCTTCAAGCTGTTCGCCTGGTACAACATAACTGATAGGAGACCTATATGTAATTCCACCAAGTCTTCCCCAATAGTTCGTATCAAGAGCAACGTCATATCCTGTACCATCAAGTACGATACCTGAATCTCTCAAACATTTTTCTGAATCGTATGCCTGATAACCTAATCCACCATTTGCTGTATTGGCAGTTAAATACTCAACAACATCATCAATGATATCATCAGCATTATTATCAACCGTATCAGCGAATGCAGTATTACCAATAATTGTTGCTGTTGTTGATTTTGGAGCAAAGAAGTTTGTAGTTCCTTTTGCTCGCATTGAGATATCACCGAACTGAGTACCTGAGTTGTTCAGCGTCATCTGACCACCGTTCAGAGCATAGAATGCGCAACGAACAAAGATGGACAATGAACCAATACCGTTAACACCAGCACCGTCTCTTGCTACATAACCGATACCGTTTTGTGAACGAGGCGTGAAACCAAAACATAATACATATGTATATAATGAATCGGTATCAAGTACTCTTCTATCTGCAAGTACACAACCACCGCCTCGACCAACCTCTCTGTTAGGGAAGTCGTCAATTCCGATTTCTTGAATAACAGCAGTACCACCAGATTCAGCAGTAATTGTATCTCCTACAGCGAATCCTTGATTGTTCTTTAAATTTCTAACGTGTATTTTACTATCTGAAGCAATTTCAGAAATATAAGATACATAACCGATTGCACCTGATGAGAAT